ACCTCATCTGAGTTAACTATTCCTTATATCATGCCTCCCGATGGGCATAACTACGCTACTAAGTATTACACACCGTATCAAGGAGTAGGAGCTAGAGGAGTTAACAACTTAGCTTCTAAATTACTATTAGCTTTGTTACCACCTAACGCTCCGTTCTTTCGTCTTGTTATAGACAGGTATGAATTAGATAAAGCAAAGCAGGAGTTAGGACCAGAGGGAGGAGAGCAATTACGATCTGACTTAGAGAAAGCTTTAGCAGATGTAGAACGAAGTGTATCTCAAGAAGTAGAAGTCGAAGCATTTAGAGTAGGAGTATTTGAAGCGTTAAAGAATTTATTGGTAGCTGGAAATACTTTGTTATACTTACCTGACGAAGGTGGTATGAGGGTATTTCGATTAGATCGTTATGTAGTGAAGAGAGACCCAATGGGTAACGTAACACACATAGCTATCAAAGAAACTGTTGCTCCGATGATGCTTCCTGAGTCTGTAAGAGAAGAAGTCTATCGTCAAGAGAAAGAGAATAGCTGTGATCTATACACCTCTGTTATCAGGGAAGGTAATGAATTTATAGTACAACAAGATGTAAAGGGAATGGTCATTGAGGAGTCAAAGGGTAGATACCCTGTTGAAAAGTCTCCCTTTCTTCCTCTTCGTTATACAAGGATAGACGGTGAAGATTATGGACGTGGCTTTGTAGAGGAGTACTTAGGTGATCTTAAATCACTAGAGTCACTAACAAAAGCGATAGTCGAAGGTAGTGCAGCAGCAGCTAAAGTTCTCTTCATGGTTAATCCTAACGGTACAACCAGGGCTAAGACTTTATCTGAATCTCCTAACGGTGCAATTGTACAAGGAAGTGATGGAGATGTATCTGTTTTACAACTTAACAAGTTCAATGACTTCCGTACTGCACAAGGAGTAATGAATGGAATCAGTGACAGACTGTCTCAAGCTTTCCTTCTTAACAGTGGAGTAGTCAGAGATGCAGAACGAGTAACAGCAGAGGAGATAAGAATGTTATCTCAGGAGTTAGAAGCTGCACTTGGTGGTCTGTATTCTTTATTGTCACAAGAGTTTCAAATGCCTGTCGTTACTAGGTTAATGGCAAGGATGAGTAAAGAAGGAAGACTTCCTAAGTTACCTAAAGACATTGTTAAACCTACTATTGTTACTGGTGTTGAAGCACTAGGACGAGGGAATGACTTACAAAAGCTTGATCTATTCCTTGCAGGAGCTAATCAAATAGTAGGACCACAAGCAGTAGCACAGTATGTTAACGTATCAGATTACTTCAAGAGAAGAGCTACTGCGTTAGGTATTGAAACAGAAGGTTTAATCAAATCAGATGAAGAAATTCAACAAGCTATGCAACAAGCCCAACGACAAGAGATGATGATGAAGTTGGGTGGACCTGCTGTAGCACCTGCTATCAATGCTGCACAAGAGCAGTACATGGCTAGTCAACAACAACAACCACAAGAAGAGTAGATATGGCTGAATTACACCGAGTAGAGATAAATGAGAAAGCACCACAGGAGATTGACCCCGAATCAGAAGAGTCTGTTGAAGCAGTACCTGAAGAACAGACGGAAGATAATAGACCTGAGTGGTTACCAGAAAAGTTTAAAAGTCCTGAAGACATGGCTAGTGCCTATAGTGAACTTGAAAAGAAAATGGGAGCAGGGGTTGAACAGGAGGAAGAATCTGAAGTACAAGAAGAAACCGATGACACTCAAGAGGAAGACTTGGATAGTAACAATATTGTTGTGGAAGCTTCTAAAGAGTTTTTTCAAAATGATGGTAAGCTATCTGAGGAGACCTATGAGAATCTTGCTAAAGCTGGGATATCGAGGGAGATAGTAGATAGCTATGCTGCTGGTCAACAGGCACTTCAACAAAGTGAAGAAGGTAGCATCAAGTCTGTAGCTGATGGGAATTGGGATCAAATGGCAGAATGGGCTTCTAACAACTTATCTCCTGAAGAGGTAAATACCTTTGATGAAATCGTACAGAACGGTACAGTTGAACAAGCTAAGTTAGCCACTAAAGGATTGTACGCTCAATTTAAAGCAGAGAATGGTGTTAGTCCTCGACTAGTACAAGGAGCAGTTAACAAGTCATCTACTATGCCCTTTCGTTCCATGCAGGAATTAGCTCGTGCTCAATCTGATCCTAGATATAGGAGTGGAGATAAAGCATATCACGAAGAGATTGACAGACGTATATCTGTCAGTAATATATAGACTTTTATTGTAGGTTTGAAGCCTTGGACTCCATCTTTTTTCTTGCCAGTGTTGGTTCTGGTTCTTTTTGGTGGATGTTCCAAGGCTTCTTTTTATCCTTTAATAGGCAGTGTAGGTGGGGCAACTGTTGGTAGTCTTGGTGGTCCTGGTCCTGCTGCTGGTGGTGCTGCCCTTGGATGGGGACTAGGAGAAGGTGCTAAGTTAATGGAGGAGAACAAAGGATTAGCTAAGAAAGTTAAAGCTATATCTGAAGGAGATGTACAGGAACTTGTACAACAACAATTAGATGAGAAGATGGATAACGGATTCTTTGACTCTATGTTAGATGAAGTATATGGTTTCTTGAAACTATGTCTTGTAGGTGTTATTCTATGGAACATAGTCCCTATCTTTTATACCCGATACGTACAGAAAAAATCTAATAATAATGATAAATCAATTAAAAAGACTAAGAAGAATTTATAATAACTTGAGCAAGAAGGAGAAGGCTATTGTCTTGACTGTTCTATGTTTAGGTGGAATTATAATACTTAATTTACTTTAACAGACAATTAGTAGTACTAATGTTAAGACCCACTGCGGTGGACAATCTCGATCAAAGGTTCAAACGAAAGTCGAAAAACAAATACTAATAATAATAACAATTACAACACACATATATTATGGCTAATGGAAATACATCCCCCTCACGTGTGGGACAGATTAATAGTGCTGGTGCTGACGATGCTTTGTTTCTTAAAAAGTTTAGTGGAGAAATCTTACAAACTTTTGAGGAGTCGAACATCTTCAAACCTTTACACACTGTCCGCACAATCGAAAACGGTAAATCAGCTCAGTTCCCAGTTACTGGTGTAGCTTCTGCTTCTTACCACACACCTGGCGAAAACATCGCTGACGGTGGAAACTCATACTTGAGTGACATCAAAAAGGCAGAGAAAGTAATCACCATCGATAAGATGTTACTTGCTTCTACTTTCTTGGCTAACATTGATGACGTTAAGAATCACTACGATATTCGTTCCGTTTACGCGAATGAGTTAGGTAAAGCACTTGCAGTTCGTTTTGATACTGCTCTAGCTAAAACCTTTATCGCTGCTGCTCGTACATCTGCTGCTGTTACTGGTGGTAAAGTTGGTGGTATTCTTGATGTTTCTGCTAATGCAATGGGAGACGGAGCTGATTCAACTGATGATGCTGATAATACTGATCCTACTGGTGCAGAACTTGTAGCTGCTTTATTCACTGCTGCTCAGAAGCTTGACGAAAATGACGTTCCTAGTGACGGTCGTTTTGCAGTCCTTCGTCCGCAGGAGTATTACAAGCTCATTACAGGTGGTGCAGGTGCGTTGGCTATTTCTACTTCTGCTGTCAATAAAGACGTAGGAGGAGTAGGTAGCATTGCTTCTGGATCAATCCCACAAGTAGCTGGTATCACTATCTACAAATCTAATCACATTCCTTCAACTGATTTATCAGCTGTTACTACTGGAGATGGTGCATCTAGCAATGATGTATTCGGAGGCGGTGGTGCTGGGTATAATGGTAACTTCACTAATACTCTTGGTGTTGTTTCTCATTCTGCTGCTGTCGGAACTGTGAAGCTTCTTGATCTTGCTACTGAAAGCGAGTATCAAATCGAGCGTCAAGGAACACTTTTTGTTGCAAAGTATGCTATGGGTCACGGAGTTCTCCGTCCTGAGTGTGCTATTGAATTGCAGAAATAGTTCTCTCTTCGGTGTTGGGGAGGGGGACTGCGTAGCGGAATCCCTTCCCTTCACTGATATTTTTATTTACAAGCTATGGCACTGACAACTAAACTGGAAGCGGTAAACATTATGATCTCTGTAATAGGAGAATCACCTGTTAATACTTTAAGTGGAACTAGTGTTCCTGTAACCGTTACACAAGCAGTCCATGCGTTAGAAGAAACAAGTAAAGCTATCCAATCAGAAGGATGGCATTTCAATACAGAATACGATTACCCACTTGTTCCTGATTCTGTTACAAGTCGGATTACATTACCTGCAAACATTTTAAAAGTAGACTTAGACCCTGAGTTAAACACGGATACTGATCCTGTACAAAGAGGTACTAAGCTATACGACAGAAAAAACCACAGGGATACTTGGACTAAAGACTTAAAAGCTATTATTACTTTTGAGTTAGAGTTTGAAGAACTACCTGAACAATTTAGACATTACATAGCTGTTAAATCAGCTCGCATCTTTGCTGCTAGGTTCTTAGGCAGTCGAGAGATAGAAGGGTTTGCTTTAAGAGATGAGATCGAAGCGAAAGCTAGAGCTATTGAAAGTGACTCTGAGAATGCAGACAGAACTATCTTTGACAACTACAGCGTACTAAGAGTAATTGACAGGTAAAGATGCCACTGCTTAACACCAGTATTCCTAACCTTGCCCAAGGTGTATCACAACAACCTGACAATTTAAGATACCCTGGACAGTGTGATGAGCAGATAAATGCTTGGTCAACTGTAGTAGAGGGACTTGTTAAAAGACCTAACTCTAGGTTTTCTTATGATACTGGATTAGGTGCTAATATTAACTCTAATTTATTTAGTCACTATGTAGATAGAGATGAACAGAATCAATATGTTATTACGTATGACTCTGTTAACGGATTAAAAGCGAGAGACTTAACAGTAGATAACATTAGTGCTGGTGATATGACTATTACTATTGAAGATGCTACCGCTGGTACTTACGTCTCTGTTTCTAATCCTCTTAAAGACCTTACAGCTTTAACCATAGCAGACTCTACCTTTCTAGTTAATAAGACTAAGACGGTAGGTGCTCTATCAGTGCTACAAGAACCTTTAGAAAAGGAAGCTTTAATATTTGTTAAACTAGGAGACTACGAAAAAGGGTACAGTATTTATATAGACGGAGCTTTAGTTCCTGTTGATCCTAGTTTACCAGGAACTCATCACGAATATACTCATATAGTAGGAGCATCTCCTTCCACTTACATAAGCGGACCTAGTACTGGAGGAGGAAACCCTGGAAAACACGCAGATACAGAGTACATCGCTAAAGATTTAGAAACTTGTTTAAACACTAGGTTTCCTTCAAGTACTGTTAATGTGATGAGTACAGTTTCAATTAGCTCTCCTAACGGAGGGTTGGGTTATCTTCAACCTGTTAATCCTTATATAACTGATTACAAAGTAGAAGTAACTATCAATCAATCAGCAGGGTTGTCAGGACCAGCAGAGACCGCAAAAGGAGAAGCTATTATAGATTCCAACGGTACGATAACTGGAGTTAATTTGACACACATAGGAGCTAACTTTGCATCGGCAGGTGTTATAGCATCCGCTGATTTACAGATCACTGTTACACAGTTAATAAAGAGCGTGTACTTTGGAAATGAATGGTTTGATGTAAATGTTTTCGATAGTTATGTATCAAGGGTAACAACCCCTGCTAATACAGCTAATTGGATATATACGACAATTGCTAGTACTCCTTTTTCTATTGAGCGTCAAGGAAGTGTAATCAAAGTAACGAACGCTTTAGATAAAGATTTTCAAATAAGAGTTACTGATGGACTAGCTAATCAAGGACTAAGTGCTATTTATAAAGAAGTAGATAGCATTACAGATTTACCAGCTAGTTGTTATAATGGTTTTAGGATTAAGGTCATAGGAGATGCAGAGCTAGAGCAAGATGATTACTATGTTAAGTTTAAGACTAAAGATAATGAAGACTTCGGGGAAGGTAGTTGGGTAGAAACAGTAGGGTGGACGCAAGACGGCTCTGCTACAGGTGCTAGTCAATATATTGATAATGCCTTAGACCAAGATACAATGCCTGTTAGACTAATACCTGACCAAGACACAGGTAAGATAACAAGCTTTACTTTAAAAGTTGTTGATTGGGCAGGGAGAGATTCAGGAGATGACAACAGTAACCCTCTTCCTTCTTTTAAAGGTAATAAGATCAATGATATCTTCTTCTTTAAGAACAGGTTAGGAGTATTGACAGATGATTCTGTAGTGTTCTCTGAAGCAGATGAATACTTTAATTTCTTCAGGACCACAACACAATCGTTACTAGACTCTGCTCCTATAGATGTAGGAATATCACACACTAAGATTAGCTTACTTAAATACGCACAAGCGTTCCAAGAGAAGCTAATGTTATTCTCTGCTAAGACACAGTTTGTGTTAAGAGGTGCAGACTTGTTAACTCCAAAGACTGTTACTATCTCTCCAGTTACTGAGTACGATGTATCAGAAAGTATTAGACCGTTAGCACTAAGTAGTCATATCTACTTTAACTTTAAAAGGAATAGCTTTGAAGGATTGTTAGAGTACACTGTTGATAACAACACAGAGACTTACGGAGCAGCTGAGATAACAGAACAAATCAATAAGTACATCCCTTCTAATATAGTCAGGATGGCAGGTAGTGCATCAGAGAACATGATTATTGTACAGACTGACCAAGATTATAAGAAGTTGTTTGTATATAAGTACTTTTGGCAAGGTCGAGAGAAGATACAGAGTTCCTGGATGTCCTTTACTTTTACTAGAGAGGTTAGAAGTTTTCACTTTATTGAATCTACTTTGCATATCATCACAACAGATAGTGACGGTACTTACTTAGAAAAGATACCAATGGAGAATGGATTAGCCGAGGCAGATAGAGACTATGCTTTATTGTTAGACGGTAGAATACAAAGCAGCAGTACTAATTATGTACAAACTATAACCTATACTAAGCTAAGTAGTACAACACCTCAAAGCTTTGACGGAAGTAATTATACTGATGTTACTTATATGAGGTTTAGGAATAGCTTCTTGTTTAAAGAGGGCATGGCTATTTACTCTAAGAACGGAACAAGGAAAGAAGTAACACTTCACTCTGTTAATGA